ACTCGAGAAACGCGATCGCCTCATTCTTGGACATCTCCATGTCCGTGCTGCCGTAGTTGTCCCAGTACCCCATCACAAGTCCCGCAACGCGTCGCCAGAACAATCCTGTGCGCTCCTTCTCGATGATCGACCGCGTGTCCTCGGTTGCTGCTGTCGGAACGATCTGTGCTGCAGCCTTCTTGGTTCGAGCCATTGCAATCTCCTTGCGGCTGTTGCCGCGTTTGATGTTGAGTCCTGCACGGTGCAGGCCAGCACGCCGTCCGTGGACGGCGTGCGTGGTGAGCGCCGTGCTGTCTGTCAGTCGACCTGCGTCAGATCCGGCTGCGCGTCCATCTTGCTCTCGCGCACCGCGCGCTCGCACTCGCGCTCCAGTCGCTTCGCCGCGTCCTTGAGGAACGCAGCACGGGTCTTGTTGGACACATTTGTCGACAGACCGATGTGCTGCTCCAACATCTCGCGCGTCACCTTTGCGTGCGTGTCGTCCTGATAGATGCGCGCCATCGCCGTCAACCGGAACAGCCACTCGCCAATGTTGCTCGCCTTGATCTCGCCGATGTCGATGATCATCGTCGCCCAGATCAGGTGGTTCGTGACGGAGCGGAGGTGACGGTTGCCTTCTGCATCCGGCTTGGTGAGGCAGACGGTCTCGAAGTCGGCGATCTTGGACAGGTTGTATGAAAGTGCCACGAGTGACTCCTTGCGGCTGTGCCGCTTTTGGGTGCTGAGTCCTGCACGATGCAGGCCAGCCCGCCGTCGCATGACGGCGGGCGTGGCGCGTCCCGTGCGATCGGTCAGTCCAACTCGTGTCGCATAGCAGCGAGCACATACTCATCGCGGCAGTCCTCGCGCTTGGCAGCCGCCTCGCGCTTCTTGCTCTTGATCTTCGCCTGCTTGAACAGTGTGGCCAACTCGTCGAAGTCAATCAGAAACTCCTCGCCGGTTCGGAGATCCTTGATCGTGATGTCGGCGAAGGTGTCCATCTCGGTGTGCTTTGGCGGCACAGCGAGCGCGACTGTCAGGCTGTAGTTCCAGTCCTTGACAGTCGCGGCGATCGTGCGATGCCCGCGACCCGTGGGCTTGTTCTTGGCGGCGCAGTCATTGATGGTGGCGTAGAGAGCAGACATGGGTGACTCCTTGCGGCGATTGCCGCGTTGGTGTTGTGCATCTTGTTCGCGCGAACAAGAACCAGCCAGCCGTCGTGACTGCGACGGCTGGCGTGGTTGGTCTTCGCGCTGTCTTGTCTAGGTCTCGTCTGTCCTCCGCAGGTCTCTGCCCGCTCCCAACCGATCGGCTCTGACTCGATCGCGCTGGCGGTACTGCTGCGTTGGACTCTGTTGGACACTTCGCGTTGGCTTGCAGGGCGGGTCGTTGCTCTCCGCTATCGCGATCCTGCGCGCGTCGGCTCGTGTCGGCTTGTCCGGCTGGCTGCTTGACGCAAGGAGAGGGAAGGTGGTCCGCTCTTGGCGGTCAATCCTGTCTCCGGTCTGCCGGGCTTGGTCGTCGCTTCACGCTCGCAAGTCCTGTGCAGTTCGTCCCGCCTGTCCCGGATGCGCTAGTCGGAGCGCCGGGCGGCGGTGCAGTTCGTTCCAGCCGGGTTGTCAAAGACGATTCCTGACCCCTCAAATATAGGGCGAAACCCTCTCTCGCGCTAGAGGGTTTCAGGGTTGTTTTCAGGGTGTCTTTGGGGCAGGACGCGCCCGGGCTCTCCCGCGCGCCTGTCGCCGCCACGCGGCATCAAACTCGCGGTCGGTCGATCGCTTCATCGCGATCCATTCGCGCACAGTCTCCGGTCGATCAGTCGCAAGCGTGCTCGCTGCCATCTCTGCTTCATTCACCGCGCGACGCGGCAACCAACCAAACGCGACACGCAACGCTGACAGCGCGCCGCTTGCCGTAAGAATCCACGCAAGCGCAACGCCCGCAGCTGCGATCGCAAGCCATCCAAGCAGCGTAGCCCACCAAGGTGTCTGATCCTCGACAGAGGGCAGCACGCCGTGGATGTCAGCGACTGCTGCGCGGATCTGTGTTGCGTTAGATCGAATCTGCTTCACATCCGCAGATGTGGCGTCCATTCGATCCGTGACTGTGATGATCTCGTCAGCACGATCGCGGATGGCGTTCGCGCGCAGAGCGATCGTGCGCGACGCGCTGCAGCCACTCGTGGCGCAAACGACCACGAGGGCTGCAACGCAAAGGAGCGGGCGGCAGATCACTTCCTGCTGAACCACCCTGCCACTCGTTGCATTGGGATGATGTGCCCGGCGATGTAGCCGCCGAGCGCAAGCATCACACCAAACCAAACCGACCCAAGCAGTGAACTCATCGTTGCAAGCATCATGATGCGCGCCTTCCTTTCCTTGTTGAAGGTGGACTGATTCGACACCCGGCAGCGTAGAGGCATTTTGCGACCATGCAAGCCGTAGCGTCAACCGCCTCCTCTGTCATCTCGGGATGCTGTGCGTGCAGCAGTTCGTGGATGATGGTGTCGATCAGATTCTTGCCGCGCAAGGATCGGCGTATCTCGATCAGCGGATGCCGGCCCGCTGGGTGATAGCAGCGACCCCAGTCCTTGCCCATGTACCGCGCTGGCATGAATCGCACACGCCAAGTGCGGTCGCGAATGCGAACGCGCAGCGTCAGGATGCCTCGTGGAACTCGCACGCGAGCCTCCAGATGGAATGACCTCCCTGCTTTGCGATGTGCTGCATGAATAGTCGCATCCACATTGCGCCGATCGGCTTGGGCGGCATGCCACGCTCTACGGCGAAGCCCGCATAGCCGTCCTCCAGTTCCTGTTTGTAGGTGCCGGTGCGGATGTGGTGCTGCGGCTCCACGCTCACGCGATAGTCGCCGTTCTTGGTTCGCAAGCGATAGCGTGCCGTCTGCAGCCACCATCGCTCATGCACATGACCGCACACAAGGATGTCTGCATCGGGCTGGAACGAGGCTTGTCGGCGGACTCGGAGCGTGTCGAATGTCATCATGCCGCCGCCGCCGCTGCCGTGATACACGGCCATCGTCAGCGTGTGCACTTGCTTCTTGTAGTGGAACGCGAACTGAATGAAGCCGCCGTAGCCAGTGGTGAACATGGATGCGCCAGTCTTTGCGCGGAGTCGCTCTGCGAGGCGTTCGGTCAGATCGGTCTCCTGTTGCTTGAGCACCGATGTCTCGTGGTTGCCACGGCCCAGGACGACGCATCGATCGGCATACGGCTCAAGGAAGTCTGAAGCATGGCGCACGAGCGAGTCGAAGTAGTCGCCTGCGCTTGCGTGCTCCGGTCGTGTCACGCCGTGCTTGGCGCGTCGCGGATCGGCTCTGCCGCCCATCGCGCAGAACAGATCGCCGCCATCAATCCATCCCGCGTTGCGTTCCACGCACTGCTGCAGGTGCTTGCGCTGGAGCGCGTGATCGCTGTGCGGGTTGTCGTGATGTGCGTCGGAGCGCAACAGGAACCACTGCTCCCAGCCAGAACGCACATCGCCGTGCATCTCAACGAGATGAATGTTCCGCGCCTTCTGATGGACCCGGAACGGCAGACGCTTACTTGGACTGGCGCGCTTCGAGCGAGGCAAGTCGGCGCTCCAGATCTTGAATGCGCTGCGCTGTCACTTGATCGTTCCCAGCCAAACCAAGTTGCGCTCGCACAAGATCGCTGGTGATTGACTTCAGTTCGGCGAGTTGGTTGGAGTGCTGGTCAATGGTCGCGTCCTTGCGACCAAGCGACACCGCGAGTCCTCCAAGGCCGACAACAAAGACGGCCACTTGAGTCCATGCGGCGATCGTTCGTGACCACTCTGCGGTTTTCGACTCCATGCCCCGATGCTAGGGCTTGGGTGTTTCCGATCCATTGCCGCCGACAACGGACTTCACAATCGCGCCGAGCGTTTGCGCGACGCCCTTGGCAGCCTCGACAGCCGTAGAGACCGAGCCGCCCGTTCCCTGCACCTTGCCGAACTTGCCGAGCGGACAGGCGACGCCAGCCAGCGTCAGTTTCACCGACAACTGGCTGCGCTGTGACGCCGGGCAGCCGCACTTGGTGCAGAAGCCGACGCCGCCCTGATCCGTGACGCCCTCGTAGACATCGACACGCCCCGGGCAGGCACGGCACAGCGCGATGCGTTCCTGCACCACAGCATCCGGCGCTGGCCCCTGCATCGCGTGGCGCGCCTCGGCTGCGGCGTAGGCCAGTGCCTTGTTTCGTCTTGCATTCGTTGCGCCTGCGCTCTGTCGCTTTGCCCACTCCTGTGCCTGTGCAGGCGTGAATGCGCTCTGCTGCTGTTGGTTAGTTGGCGTGCGCCCCGCGCGTAGTCGCGCAAGTGTCGCGCGATCCGGCGGCGGGTAGTAGAAGACCTTGCCGTCAGCCATTTGGGAATGTGCTCGCTTTCGTTGTGTAGGGCACGCTGCCGGATACCTCTGACGCATCGAATGTCGTCGCTCGCGAACATCCTTCGCAGTCGATGCACTGCTCGGTTGTCAGCATGGGCATCGGCGGATAGGACGGCGTGGAGAAGTTCGTGAAGCGTCGAACATTCTGACCGCTGACCTTGACCCATGTGCCGTTCTTCGCGCTTGTTCGCACCGTGTTCGTCTGCAGCGCGCCTGCTGATCCGATCTGCACCTGCGCTGGGACGCGCGTCCAGCACGGATACGGCGGCACACAAGGCCCGTGCAGGCTCGGGTTGCACTCGCAGGCTGCGCTCGTCGCAGGATCGCAGCAGTAGGTCGGATCGCAGTCGCAGGGCTCCTCATCGCAGCAGAAGTCCGACGCCTCGGGATTCGTCTGCTCCGGATTGCAGCAGGGCTGCTGTCCCGCCGGCGGATCTGCCGCACCAAGTTCATAGCAGACAGGAGCGCACTGACGCGGCCACGGCGGGCAGGGATCCCACAGCGAACCCCATATCAGCAAGATCATGTCGCTGCGACGCTGCACGCATCGCTGCTCCATCGAGTTGTCGGTCGGATCGCAGACCTCGGGACAGTTGACCAGTGGTGTGCAAGGCGTAGGAGTGCCCGCAGGCGCACACGGCGCTTGGCTGACATTGCAAGTCTCGTACTGCGTCGGATCGTTCCAGCCCGCAACCACAGGGCCGGGGAAGTCGACCGTCGCGTTTGCTTTCTCCTCGCGCTCGCCAGTAGCCGGATCAAGCACTCGATGCTCGGCGCGCACCATCGCGAATGCCATGCGACTCGATGCGACAGCCTTTGGCGAGTGATACATCCCAAATGTCGTGCCCCAATAGGAACCGCCAGCCCACCAAGCCCCATTGATCTGCCACGGGCCGGGATACGCGTCGCAGACTTCCTTGTCCGCTGGGTTGCCTGTGTACGCGCCTGCGCCGTTGCAGATGCAGACATTCTTGAATCTGTTCCAGCAGTCCATGCGACCGGGGAAGTCTGCATAGGGCCCGCCGCCTCCAACGCCGAAGACATTCTCATTCATGAACGGCTGCAGGTTGCCTTCAAACGGGAAGCCGTTGAGCGTTCCGAGCACCACATCGAGTTGCCCATAGGCCGAAGCGACTGGATTCTCCCATCCATCGTTCGTGCCCGGCGTGATGATGATCGGCTGATTCGCGCTCGGAACGATCTGCCCTGCCTGCCCGGGGCAGTAGCACCAGTGACACGCGCTGCCCTTTCGATTCCATGCGTCACCGATGCCGTTGCGAACTGCAATCTGCCACGGGCCCCACGGTCTACTGCCCTCTCGCGCGTAATGCACCGCAGCAGGGTTTGGCCCAGCGTCGCACAGACCTAATCCATACGCGCGCGTGTACGGGTTCGCTTGTGAGCGCCACGAGTTTGGATAGCCGTGCTTGTCCAAGCCCCACGAGTAGATGCACCCGTATGAGAACAGTCCGCCGTTCGGCACCTGATACTGCTGCAGCCGACCGCAGTTGCGATTCGCGTCGCCGCAGTTCTCGCAGATTTGATTCTGTGCAAGTTGTCCATCGCAACTCCCGAAGAAAGCGTCACTGCTCGGGCCGAACGCGGGAGGTTGCTGACACCAGAAGGTCGTGTTCGTGCCTGCCTGTATCTGCTGCGTCCAAAACTGAATCGGGTACTCGTACTTGGTTTCCACGCCGAAGTCATTCAAGTCCATCGCAGCGTTGTAGCCGGAGTTGCTGCTGCAGATTGTGTTGCAGTTGCCGCTCTGCGGATGCCACACAACGCAGTCAGAGCGAATGTCATCCGGCCCGAGGATCTGATCTGACAACTGCTGCGCCGAGTTGGCCCAACCGTAGGTGATCGTGCCGTTCCACGCAGGGTTGCCCGGTCTGACTTGCTCTGCGCTTGTCCAGCGTCCGCCCATGCCATTGGCTGCCTTCGCCCAGTTCGGGTCGTAGCCCATCGCATCTGATCCCGGACGCGCGGCGACGCAGCCGATGCCCTCCAATGGAAAGCCGATGTTTCCAAACCCGAATCCGCCACTCTGACAATCATCGAGCACCGATCCGTTGCGCTCATAGATGAATCGGTAGTCGCCGGGACAGTTGCACTGCGTTTCGAGGAAGTCTTGATACGGCCCCGCGTTGATCTGTACCTGATACTCGTCCAAACTGCAGTCGCGGCACCATCGATTGGCTGGACAAGACGCGTCTGCGTTTGTGTTGCGACTCGTCACGATCTGCCCGTTTCGCAACAGCGCCACGGCGAAGTCCTTCTTGATCTCAAGATCACAGCAGGACTTCTCGTTGCCTTCGCCGAAGTGCGGCAGTGCGAACATATAGTCTCGCCAGCACTTTTCGATGGCGTCTGCCGTCGGCGGGTTGCCTAGGTTGTCCGGATCTTCACATGGGCAGTCAAGGCTTTCCGGATCGAAAGGCTCGTAGTTCGTCGCCTCCATGTGATGAACCGTGTTCTCGCTGTCAGGCGCAGGCGTCACGGGCGTGCTGCCGACCGCATGAATCGACGGAAGCGGTGTGCCGTACCCATACGCGCCGATCGGATCAAACTCCAGCGGCTGATGCGGGTCGGTCTCGACTCCAAGACTGAACATCGGCAGCGCGGGATGTTGCCCGCCGTGCCACTCGCGCAGGCGATCGATGTTCAGGTTGTAGGTCACCGCACTTGCGTCCGTGTTGTACGCGCCAGTCAGTTGTCCCTTGTAGAACTCGCCATCGATGATGTTTGCGATCGCAGTGAGATCCGGCTGCTGCGCCGTATGCGGATCGACGCTTGGCGGCGGCGGCGACATCAGCACCTTCTGCCAGTTCGCATGATTGACGACATCTGCCACCTCGGGATCTCCCCAGCAGACCACGCTGCCGTCGGAGAATGTCACGGCGGTCGTTGAATAGCCCGCGTGCAAGCCGACGATCTTCTTCAGGTTCGCGTTCGCCGGATCTGTCAGGTTGCCCTTGCTGCTGCTTGTCGGCACATCGCACTGGCCCATTGCGTTCAAGCCCCAGCAGGCGATCGTGTGGTCACTCTGACGCACGATGCAGTGGTATGCGCCGCTCTCGATGTCGATGACCTTCTTCAGCGTGGCCGGAGGGTGCAGCGGGTGCAGGTTCGTGGTCTCGGCTGGCACCGTGCTGTATTCGCAGTTCGCGCCGTCGACCTGCTGCGTCGGTTGTCCGATGAAGACCTTCACATAGCCGCGTGTAGTCAGCAGCAGGAAGTGGTACCAGCCAGCTCGCACGAGCCTTGGCTCGTCGTCCTGCAAAGTGCAGCAGCATTTCCTGTGCAGAGCCATGCAAAGATGCTACCACTAGATCGGCAACTCGCCGCCTTCCTCCTCGCCGCCGCCGCCCGGATTGATGAACGCATTTTCGGGACATACGCCATTGATGGGGTTCGGATGCGTGAACACATACTGGAGCCGACCGTTCACGCAACGAATAGCCGACATGAGGACGACCGTGTTGTCCGGCACTTCGCGCACAAGCCAATCGACCACAGGCGCGGCATCTGCGTCGAGGATCGACCCGGTAGCCGAATCCGTCGCGTAGCCCATTCGCAGCGTCGCTGTGTTTCCGACCTCTGCCAGATTCAAAGCCCAAGTCGCCAGCACCGGCGGACTCGCGCCCGGGTTCGCATTCGCAATCGTTCCAGCAAGCGCACCCGCCTCTCCTCCCGCGTATGCGCTGATGGAGGTGATCGTGTTGCCGCTTGATTCGCTCTGCGTCAGTTTGACCTTCTCCCACGCGTAGCGCCAGCGATAGACATTCGGGGCGGTGCCCGTTCCTGACATCGGGCTGCTGTCGGTGATCTTTGCGAGGAACGAGAGACCGACCTGCTCACCTTCACCAGCCTCGCCACCGAGCAGATCGGTGATGCGCTTGCGATTCTGTCGAATGAACTCAACCGCCGCCGTGATCTCCTTCCATGCGAAGGGATCGAGCGCACCAAGTCCACGCGTGATCGTCGGCTTGATACTCATCAGCAGGGCGCAGTGCCACCGACGAGCGTAGAGAAGTTGCTTGTCGTGGCGAACGGTTGATAGAACGCGACGAACGCGGCCTGCTTGTCGCTGTTCAACTCGACTTTCCCATCTGCCTCGCGCCTCGGTCGCTGCACCATGTGGTACCACTCATCGCTCACAAAGGTGTAGGTCACCTCGTAGCGGCAGTTGTCAATCGTCGCGACCTTTGCGCCAGTGAACAGCAGCGTGCCCGCTGTCGCTCCTTCAAAGGAACTGTTGTTCCGCGTTCCAATCGCGCCCCAGATTGCCGAGAACGGAGCGGCTGTCAGCACGCGCGTGATCTGCAGATTCGAGCGCACGCGGAACTGCGACACAGGCTCGCCTGCACTGTCAACCTTTGTGCCGCTGATGTCAGTAGACGCTGATGGCGAGCCGCCCTGCAGCGACGGCGAGCCTGCGCGCCAAACATCGATGTATTCGCCACCGATGTCTGCGCTTCGGTTGTAGGTCGCAGCGGTCGTCTGCTTTGTGCCGAAGGTGTATTCGACCTCGTAGGCGCGCGTCGAGCCAGTCGAGTCATTGATCGTGGTCACAGAGATGTCCTGCAGCAACATCGTGACGCCACTCGCGATGCTGGTCAGACTTGTGCCAGCGTTCTGCCATGTTCTGCCCGTCGCTGTGTGCGCGGCTGATGCACTTGCGACATCATCGACGATCCATCGCTCGGTTGCGCTTGCGTCATCGATGCCAGTGCGAAACGATTCGCTCACCTTTCGTGCGGCCATTAGGAAAGTGCTCCTGCCCAGTATTGCGTGTTCTTCGCGATTGCTTCCAGCAGTCCGGTCTGCGTTGTCGTTTCCTTGAGCATCTCGTTCTGCTTGACATCGCCAGCCATCTTGAACGAACCGAACGCCGTGCTGGCGGTCTCGGTCACTGCCGTCGGATCCTCAAGCGCAGCCAACTGCTTCTGCAGGCGATCGAACTCCGCCAACTGTGCCGCGCTCGCGCCCTTCGCGAACTGTTCGCGCGCGAAGGCGTCCTCGCCGATCTGCTTCTTGCGAACCTTCTCGCGCAGATCCTCCAGCGTCTGCGCGCTCGCTTCCTGCGCCTTCAGCAACTCTGTCCGCTCCTTGATCGCAGCCGACAGCGCGCGCGCCTTGGCGAGTTCTTCCTCGCTCGCGTTCAGTTGCTTCAGTTTGTATTGCAACTTCTGCTCCTCGGTCATGAGCGCCGTGTCTGCCTGCTCCTGCAGATCGTCCATGATCGACTTGATGTCTTCATGCGCCTTCTTCTGCGCCTCCATCGCCTCCAGTTGCTTGCCGAGTGCTTCGGCTTCCTTCATCACATCCGCGCCTGCTCCAAGATTCTTGAGTTCATACAGTTCCTTCTGCGTGTCTGTCATGTTGAAGGTCGCCACGCGATCGCGCAGCGCCTTCATCTTCTCCTCAATCTTCTTGAGAGACTCCTCGTTGACGGCAACGGCGATCGCGATTGGCTCTGATGCGATGTGCTGCTTCGTGTCACCGTACTTCTGTTCGACGCCATCGAGCCACTTCAGCGTCGCGCTGTTGAAACCATCAGTGAAGACGCTGACGCCTTCGGAGAGGTCTTCTGCGACGCCTTGCGCTGTCGCGCCCATGATCTCCTGCGTCTGCTTGGACGCCTCGATCAACGCCTCTCCGAAGCCCGTGGTCGCTCCGGTCATGTATTCGATGCCCTTGACGATGTACCCGACGCCCTTCTGCACCTCTGACACGGCCGCAAGAATTACAGTCAGCAGGATGCCACCGATCGCCTGCACAATGTTCCAGACGAACTTCAGAATCTTGCCCACGACCTGCACGATGTCCACGATGACGGCAAGGAAGACTGCAATCGACTTGAAGCCAGACACAAGAGGTTCGGTGTTCTGCGTCAGCATCTCGCGGATGCCAACAGTCAGAATGTCGACCGACGGCGCAAGTTCGCCAGCCAGCACATAGCCCACATTCTCGAAGGCGCGGAACATGGCGTGCGCCGAATCGTTTGTTTGATCCAGCGCGCCGATCAACTGATCCGGCAACTTCAGACTTGCGGCAACGCTGCTGGCGTGCGCGATCTCCTCGGCAGTCGCGTTGACAGCCGCAGCCATGCCCACGCCCTGTCGTCCGAACAGATCGCGCAGGCTCTTGATCTTCTCGCCTTGTGTTCCAAGGGCGCGCAGTCGATCGAGCACGGCGTCAAACGCAGACGCCGTATCCATCTGCGCCATTGCTTGGAAGTCGATGCCAAGTCGCGCGAACTTCTTCTGCGCGTCTTCGCTTCCTTCCACAGCGCTCTGCAGTTCTGCCTGCAGACGCTGCATCGCCATCTCCGCGACACCGGGAGCCACGCCGAGTTCGTTGAATGTGTCGCGCAGACGCTGATAGGAACTGACCGTGACACCAAGCGCCGACGCCTGATCGTAGAGCGCGGATGCGGACTTTGCCATCGACAGCGTGAAGGCAACCGCTGCGCCGCCTGCTGCAACGATGCCACCGCCAAGTACCGCGAGGCCAGCCGCGCTCGTGACAGACAACGCACCAAACTGCGCGAGTGCAGAACGCGCAGCAGACAACTTCTCGCGAATCGCACCGACAGCACCGCCAGCACCAGCAGCCTGCGCCTTGATGGCGTCAAGGTCAATACCGCCATCTGCACGCACCTTCACTCCGCCGCGCTGCAGCAGTCCGCGCATCATTCCCAACTTCTTGTCCGACGCTGCTGACTCTGCGCGTCGCCGATTCATCTCGCGCTCTGCACCGGCGAGCCGTCGCAGATTGCCCTCCTGCTTGCGGATCATCGAGTTGTATGCCGCGCCACGCACATTGGCGCGATTGATGCGAGCCTCGTAGGAGCGCACTGCTTCCAAGTGCTTGTTGACCGCCGCAGTAGCGCGGTTCAGCGGCTCGTCCATCGCGTTGCGCTTCGCCTGCATACCGGCGTACTTCTGCGCCATCGCGAGTTTCTTCTGTGCCTCGGCAGCGCGATCAGTCGCCTTGACGAGATCGCCTTCAAGGCCAGTAATGACCTTCAACTGCGCGGCCATGCCCTTGCTGTCGCCAGTGATCTTCTTGAAGAATCCCAGCAGCGAGTTCAGCGGCCCGAGCGCGCGATCAAGACCGGGAACATTCGACAGCGCGCCGTCGATGTCAGCCTTCATCGACTTGACTGCAGCCGTCGCCTTTTTCGTCGCCTGCTCCACGCCGCGCGACGAGGCACCGATGTTCACGAACAGGTTGCCGACGGTTGCCATGAGACCAGTATGCCTACTTGGATCAGGAAAGGCGAGGGCTTGCGTCAGTCTTCGTCGGCGTGACCGAGTTGTTCCATGACTTCACGAACGATTCAAACTCGGCCTGCATCTTGCGCTCCTTGGCTGCGGGATCTTCGGGCTGGAACGCCATGAAGTCCTGCGGCGTCAGAGCAGGCTTGCCCTTGCCTCGGTGCATATTGGCCTGCAACGCGCACAGCAGACCAAACTGATAGTCCATGCGCCACGCGCCGATCGGGTCGATCGCATCGAACGCGATCCACTCGGTCAACTCATGCGAGTCGATGCGATCGAGCAGTTCGGACACGGTGCAGCCCAGCGCAAGCGCTAGACGGAACAGGAAGCGGCGCGTTCCGCCGCTCGTCAGTTTCCCACCATCTCCTCGACATCCTTGCTGGCAAGACCGGACAACTCCTGCGCCTTCGCGAACAGGACATCGAGCACATCGGCGGGCATATTGCCAAGCAGATTCACATCGGCGTCCGTGAACAGCCGCGTGCCGTCCGCGTCGCAGATTGATCGCACGAGCAACTTGGCGCGCAGGTTCTCCATGTTGAGTTCGCGCGTCTTGCCCTTCTGCTGGAAGCATGACGCCTCAAACGCGTCACGCTCGCGACCCGTCATCGTGCGGATATACACGGGCGCGCTCATGCCTTCGATCAGCACTGGCTCGCACTTGAGTTTGCCTTGCAGTGCCAAGAACTGTTCCTTGAGATTCATGCGGCGGTCTCCTTTGCCGGGATGCTAGCAACCAAAAAAGGCAACAGCCAGTCCGAAGACTGGCCGCTGCCCTTCCGGGGGTTCGTGCGATGCGTCAGGTTGACGCAGAACTGGTGGTGATCGCGCCCGTGACTCGCAGGGTGTATGTGGCCGTCACCTGCTGATCGACAGACGCCTCGATGGAGACCGACTGGATGTAGGCGTTGAAACTGAAGGTCGGTACCTGCAGGCTTGCCGCGCCCGTGCCCAACTTCAGAACAAATGCCGTGGGCACATTGTCGCCTGCCGTCGGCAGATCAACCGTCGCGCCAGTTGAGGCAACCGTATCGACATTGACGGTGACCTCGATGGTGCCGCCGTCGATCGTGCCCATCACATATTCCTTGCTGGTGCTGGTGATGCTGGTGACATCGATCTCGGCAGTAGAGATGCCGGACAGGCTGATCGCAGTGATCGTGCCCTTGACGGTTCCGGTTGAGAATGCCGAGCCTACGCTAGAGATTGCTGCCATTGAAGTTCCTCAGTAGTTGGAGTTGTGAATGCTTGCGCCGGTACAGCGGAACACTACAGTCGCTCGGATCACATCGTCGCGCTCGGCTGACACCGAAACGCTTTGGATGTAGCCAGTGATCGTGATGTCTGGAACCTGATTGTCCGGATCGCCAGTAATGGTGCCGAGGTAGAAGTTGAGACCCGAAGGCACTCGATCGTTTGCTGTTGGCAGATTGATCGTCACCCCTGTGTTTGTGCGTGTGTTGAGCATCACATCGACTTCGAGCGTGCCAGCATTGACTGCAGCGCAGATGAAGGACTTATGCGTCGCGGCTATGCCCGTGACATCGATCACCGTCGCCTCTTCACCCGTCAGGCGTATGGCTGTGATCTGACTGTTGGGACCTATCTCTGATTGCAGGGAGACATAGGAAACAGTCGATGTCGCATCGTTTGACCAGATGGGCTTGCCGGGCATCAGGCTTCTCCAGCGGTGGCGATGTTCTCGCGGTACATGATGCGAAACAGCATCGAATGCGTGAATACGCCAGTGTTCTCACCGTTCTGCGGCGCGAGGTAGCCAGTCACCTGCTTCTCCAAGCGGCTGAACATGACCAGCGCAGTATCCGCTGCCTGCCCTGTTCCACCGCCGGTGACTGACACATTTTTCCGATTGTGCAGTACGGGCAGGACAAGATTCGCGGTCTCGGCTGCGCTCTTTGCCGTGCTGTCGAGAATCAGAATCTCCACCACTGCCTCGTAGAACTGAATGACCCCGTTCATCGCAACCATCGGCTCGTCCTCGTTGACGCTGTAGATGATCGAGGGCAACTGCCCGTGAATGCTCGCACCAACCTGCGCGCGAGCCTCCGGGTAATACCGACTCTGCACCTGCGCGTTCAGTGCGGCGTTAGCGTTCAGCAGCGTGTAGAGCGTTCGCTGGAGTGGATTTGTCGCCACTACAAGCCTTCCTCTCTGATCTGATCGCGTACCGCCTTGACGAATGCAGCCTCGGCGGACGCCTTGTTGTTCTCAAAGGCAGGCGTCATGAACGGCTTCGCAGGGATACGGCGCGGTCGGATCTTGCGCCCAAACAGATGCGTCAGACGGAAGCCGTACTCGATCAGATGCGCGAGCGTCGCGCGCAGGTTTGGCGTGTCCGTGCTTGTGCGCTGCTTTGCGCTCTGCCCGTAGAACACGGCAAGGCGTCCGCGCGTCTTGTACCTACTGCCGCTGCGGCCCTTCATTCGGATGGTGATCTTGTTCGCGATCGCCTTGCGAACTTGATTGGTCGCGACCTTCACAGGCAGAGCACGCACGCGCGCCTTGGCATCTTTCATCATGCCCGTTAGGGCTGGCTTGACTGCCTTCTTGAAAAGCCGCTCGTGGATGCGGGGCTGCAACCCTTGAAGTTTCTTGATGAGTTCTGCGTCTCCAAACACCTTCGCGGTCAGCCGCGTGTTGACCTCGCCAGTGGAAACGCCACTCATCGCTCGCGGGTTGCGCCTCATATCTCTGCCTCTGCGTGAATCAGTCGCGAGCGATCGTAGCCATCGGGATCGGTGATGCTCGTGATGTCGAAGATGCGCCCGTCGTATGTGACTTGCCAGCGCGTGTCGATCGAGGACAAGTCTGCAATCGGAGCGCGAATCAGAATCTCGATGCGCCTGATGCGCGCCGTTCCCTCTGCGATCTGTGTCTCGACTGCAGGCAGTTCCTTCACAGACGCCCAGCGCGTCGTGGTCGTGCCAGTGACCTCCACACGCTGCCCATAGGCGTCGGTCGATGTGGTGCGCGACAGAAAGTCCACGCGCTTGTTGAGCGCGCCCGATTTCATGGCGCAATGTCCCCAAGTCGCAGCGTTGACAACAGCGCGCGCGTCGTCGTCTGCACGGCAGTCGAGATCGTGCCCTGAACAACCGATTCGCGATTTTCAAACCAGTGACCGATCAGCAGCAGCATGGCCTGCTTCGCCGTCGCTGGGGCCGTTGCCGCTCCTGCTGTGAAGGCGATCGTCACTGCGTCATCGATGCGTCGCGTAGCGGGCCACGCGCCCGTAGTGACAGGCAGACGAATGCGGCCCGGCAGCACCGAGGTAGTCACGCGGTAGTCCGTGTTCGCAGTCATCGTGACCGCCACGCCGTTCCCGTCGCGATATGAAAGCGACTGCACGCTCACCAACGGCGCGCGCGGCACAACTATGTCCGCACCGAGCGATGGGAACTCGTCGAGCGTTGCCGTGAATGTGCGCTGCGCGAAAGCGCGCCCGGTCAACTCCTCGCAATACGAGCGCGCCGCAACGATCAGCGCGGTGATGTACGCGTCCTCGGTTGAGTAGTCAACGCGAAGATGCGACTTTGCTTCGGCGAGTGTTACTGGCTCGGTCGCTGGCGATGTTGCTTCGCTGCACCTGACTGTTGGAACGGCGTACACGCGTGGCTCCTTTCGCTCGCTGCATCTGTGGTCTCGATCACTGCCGTCGCGTAGCCAACTCGGATGAGCGTCTGCGCCACGCGCGAATCGAGATCAAGTACCTGCCCGGGCTGAACCAAGTTCGGCACGCCGGTCACATTCACCACAGCCGCTTCGTTGAATCTGACTTTCATAGTGAAAGGCCCTCGCTGCAGTTGAGGCTACAGCGAGGGCCGGGTTGCGTCATCAGGAAGATCAGGTGGCCTTGATCTTCAGGTGCTTGAACGCCTCGTAGACCGAAGGCGCGCAAGTGTGTCGCGCGAAGGCGAAGTAGCCCGTCTGGTTGTCAGCGAGGTAGGTCTCGCGTGCAACCTTGATCGAGATGCCTTCACGCTCGCCGATGTGGAAGTAGTTGGCGAAGTTGCCGAAGCCAGCGACCACAGCACCGTTGGCAAAGGCGGGCGCGGCGCCCGTCGCACAGCAGTAGACGGGGAAGCCGAGCAGACGATCCGGCTCGCCGTCCTGCAGACGACCGTCGCCGAGACTCCACGCGAACGGAGCGTAGTTGCCGCCCGTAGCAGTGCCCGCAGTACCAACCTGCAGGAAGGCGCGGATCTTCCAGAACATCTCGTCCGTCATCACCCACACAGCGCCGTCGCGGTACTGACGCTTCAGGCCAGCCACAACGCCCTGCAGATCGGCGGCAGTCACGACGCCCTTGGCTGCAGTCTCGATCGCGCCGATCTCACTTCCACCCGTGTAGGCGAAGAAGCCCTTCGGGTTGGGAGCACTGCCGTTGCCGTTACCAAACGACTGCTCCTCCTTGAGACCCATGACGCGTCCGAACTGACGCGCAAGGATCGCCTCGACATTGAACTGCGGCCCACGCGTCGGCGCGTCGGCGATCAGCTCGTTGCTCACCCGCGTGAAGCATCGCATGGTGCGCGGCGTCAGCACGAGGTTCGCAAAGTTCGGATCACTTGGCGTCTTGGTAGCCGCTTCGTTCTCGTAGGTCGCACTGGGGAAGGTGCCGCCCTCGATCACCACCTCGGTCTCGAAAGAGCCGAGCGGGATGATGTTGCTGATCTGCCGGAAGACATTGTTTTCCCAGCGATACTGCACCAGCGTGGTCAGGAACTCCGGCGCGGGCAGATAGCCACCCGCGCTGTCGGTGCCTTCGCTCAACGCACGCGCCTCGTCCGGGCGCAGATCGTTGCCGACGGTCAGGTAGCGCGAGAACGCATTGCGGTACTCCTCGGTGTTGAGGAAGTCACGCAGAGCCTGACCGCGCTTGCTGCCGACCTGCTCGCCAGTCTTGCGATCGCGAGACAGAGCCTCGACATTCTTGTCGAGAGCGCGCGAGGCATTCGCTGCCGCATCGAGCAGTCGATAGTGCTGATCGCGCATCTTGATGAGGTCGGTGAGGCGCGTGTTCATGCGCGCATACTTCTCCTCGTCCTCGCCAGACATCGGCTCGCCGCTCTCCTGTGAGGTGGAGACCAGAGCCTTCATGCTCTCGTAGAGACTGCCGATTGCCTCGGTGATCTCGCGGATGCTCATCTTCTTCTTCTCGTCCATCGTTCCGTCCTGTGGCATTTCAGTTCCTCTCTTGGGGTGTTAGACGGAAGGCGACACGAGTGCCCATCCGGCTTGTGGATCCATCAGTTCGCCCGCGTTGCGATACACAGCGTGGACGATGGTTTGATTATTGGCGATGAGACTTTCCGTGTCGAGGTATACCGACAGCGGCTGATCGAACAGCACATACTGCGAAAGATCGACAAGCATTGCCCACGCGGCGTCCTCTTGGTTGTGCGTGACAGCAAGACCAGTCGATGTATGCACCGGGCATCCGAGATACGCGGTGTGCCACGAATCGTTCAGAGGAGATCGCCCGGAGAGCCGCGATCGCAGTTGCAGATCAAGTTGCTTCGACAGTTCGCCTTCGCTCTCGCCACCCTTGCCGCCACCGCCACCGCCACCGCCACCGCCACCGCCGCCCGCAAGCGGCGAGATCTGCTGCGTGCTCGTGGCAGACGCCTCTCCGATCAGGCGACCATAGAGGTAGTCCTCTTGCCGAACTCCAAGCGTGACGAGATTGCCGCGACCTTCCTGCGTGCCGTAGTTCAGGAAACCCGTCGGGCTAAACACCCAGCAGGCGCGCTGTCGATACGGGTTAGTGAGATTCGACAGACAGTGGAAGCCGCTGTGATCCTCAATCTTGGCAGAGCCAGTCAACCCAACTGATCCGACATCGAAATGATCGTGCGCTGTGTAGCGGTTGGCGTTGATGAGCGAAGCCGCAATGGTCTGAACAATCGACTGACCGACCGACTCGATGAGTTGTCCAGCAAGTCGATTGGCGATGAAGTCGACCATCGTGCTGTCCTGCGCGAGTTCATTCGACACAGTGACACGAGCGCGATAGGAAGTGAGATCGACCGCAGTCTGCGTGAAGGTCGGATCGAAGTTGGTCGCCGTTGACTGACCTTCTGCCGTTGGAATGAATGTGGATCCGTTCGAGGCTGCCGCCGTCGTGGTGATCTTGAAGCCACGCGGTCCGGTCGCGCGACTCACATAGGTCATCGGAAACGAATCATAGAGCCGCTTCCAAGCCTTCTCCGCGATGGCATACGGCGCGATGAACCGACCAGTCTGCGTTGCGTTGTTAGACAGTGCCATGATTGCTCCTCAAGTCGGCGATGGGTGCAGGCGGCAGGAAGATGCGCCGACGCGCCTTGCGCTGCTCGTGCATGATCTGCTCCGCACGCTCGCGCGCACGCGTTGAGATCCTCGCGTTTGCATTCGCAGGGAAGGCGACGATGCTGACCTCGTGCAGTTCGACATCTCGGATCTCTCGGTGCATCCGTCCATCTCGCAGTTCGATGGCGTCATCCTTGACGATGAAGCCAAAGGACATCGAATCAAGCGTGCCTGTTCGCACGAGAGTCGCAGCGTCGCGACCGTCCTGCGTGTCAATCGGGCGCATGATGACGCGCAGCCCGTGCTCGTCCTGCGAGAGCGCCAGCGACCCATTCGTGGTTCGCGCGATCACTCGATTGGGATCGTGCCCGATGAACGCAAAGACATCGGGCTTCTCGCGCAGCGTTCGATGGAACGCGCCAGCCGCGATTGTCTCGGTCATGCCATCGACTTCATACGGCGCATTGAATGTCGAGGCATAGCCAGCCAGTTCCAGCGGCGCGTCTTCCGACGCATCGCGGATCTCAATCGTTCGCACTGTGCGATATTCGATCTCGCTCATGCCGGGATGCTACTGGCCTTTCGACTTCTTGCCAGCGGCAGACTCAACGATCCTGCGACTCCACGAGAAGCCTGCATCTCCGCCCCACAAGGCCCAGGCGATCCGTCCGTTGCTCGGGAAGCCGTCGCCGGGCGTGAAGCCCTTGCCCTGCTTGTCGACCTCGTGGCGAGAGAAGAAACTGAACATCCGCTTCACCGTGGCCAGCGGCAGATTCCGACCGTTCACGATGTCACGCGCTCGCGCGATGCCGACGGCAGTGCCGCCGCGCCCGTGCTCGCTGCGCCACGCGAGACCGCGCTTGGCTTCGGCGATCATGCCAGCGGTGGGCTTGAACCCGTCGGCGCGCTCCTCGCTGTCCTCTGCTTCCACATCGACTGTCGGCTCATCCGGCAGCGCGTCAACTTCCGGCAGCGGCTGCTGCACCTGCGCGCCGCCGAAGCCGTTGCTCACTGGCACCATGTTCACGGGCTGCAGATATGAATCGCCTGCGTCGCCGATGCTGGCGCGCCCGAGTTCGGCGCGGATCTCGTTGACGCTCAAGAATCCAAACTGCCTTGCGATGCTGAAGGTCTGGAAGCGTGTCATCAGATCGCTCTTGAGCAGCGAGTCAAAACTGATCTCGGTCGAGAACGGCTCGGACAGGCGCAACAGTTTCCGCTGCGCTTCGGCTTCCAGTCGCGCGCTCCAAGATGACAAACAGCCCGACACCCACTCGCGATTTGCCTGCTCGGCACTGGCGTAGGACTGCTTCTGCCCGATCCCAAGCACACTTGGCGGCACGCGGAAGATCGCACAGATCTCCTCGCGCTGGAACTCGCGTGACTGCAGCCACTGCGAATCTTCAGGCGACAGCGAGATCGGCTGCCACTTCAAGCCGCCCTCAAGCACGGCGACGGAGCCTGCCTGCTGCACGCCGCGCATTCGCTGCTCCCACGATTCGCGAATGCGCTGCAAGGCATCGACGGACAACTCCTGATCCGTCACGAGCGCGCCTGATGGCCTGCTTGCGTTGCGATAGTACGAGGCACCAAATGTCTCCTGCGCGATGGCAAGACCGATCGCCTGACGCGCAAGACTGATCGGGCTGTAGCCCAGCAAGCCATCCGGACTCATCCACATGAGGTGAAAGATGTCCATGCTGCTGAACACCTGCTTGCCTTCGCCGCCGCTGTAGACATACGCCAGTTCGCCGGCGCCAAGTCGCACGACCTGCATCAGATCGGGTCTCATGTAGTGCAGAGCGACTGGACGGCCCGACGCATCGCGTTCGATGAGGCTGTAGCCGTTGCCTGTCAAGCACGCGCTCGACAGCATCAACTCGCGCCACATCAGCGCAGTGCATTCGCTGTTCGCCGCGACTCGAAGCAGATGATGCACTGGATGATCGGTCGCAACCACGCGCCCGTTGTTTCGCAGACTCAAGACGCTCCAAGGCAACTTCGCGATCTCGGTAGCGATCGCCTGCACGCAAGCGTTGACCGTGGTGCAAGTCATCGCCACAGTCGGCGTGACATTCTGTCCCGTGTCGCTGAATGTCCCGGTGTAGACCTGCGGCGTGGCGATCGGCTGACCGGGCTGCAGGAGCGACTTGAACCTTTGCCAGAGTGTCACAGCCATATCAGTCCTCGCTTCTCGTAGGGGCTTGCCGCCATCTTTTCGTCGTGAAGACTTGCACTGATCGCGACAACGGCAGCCACCACTGGGTCGATCTTCTCGACGCTCTTGCGCTTGCTCGGGCGGGCGTTGCCTGCGAAGTCCTGCTCCACGACCACATTGCTCATTGCCCACGAGAGTACCGGGTTGCGATCGTGTCGCAGCGTCTTACCGACAACTGCGCGTTCCCACATTCGCGTCGGCGTTGACAGGTTGAGGTAGGACTGCGGCACGCGGACAACCTTCAGCCCCTTGGCGTCCAGTTCGTTGCCGAGGTTCTGCGCGTTGTAGGGATCGAACCCGACCATGCGAACCTTGTGCCGCTTCGCGATGTCCAGCACCTGCTGCCGAATGTAGGCGTAGTCGGTGGTGTCGCCCGGCGTCAGCGTCAGCCATCCCGCGCGCGACCAGTCGAGATACGGCACGCCGTCGCGGCGCGCTCGCGCGATTGCACCCTCCTCGGGCGCGTAAGACCAGACTTTCACATACAACGATTCGCCGTCGATCCACACTCCTGCGATGCAGGAGAGATCGCTTGTCTGCCCAAGATCGAGACCGAGATAGCACGGCAGATTCTCCAGCGCGGTTTCCTCGATGACATCACCGCAGGCATCCCAGTCGCTCATCCGCAGCCATCGTTCGCTCGTCGTGATGTGCTGGCAGAGGTAGTAAGTCCTGAATGGCGACTCGTAGGACGGTTGATCCTGTGCGCGCTTCGCTTCAGTCTCGTACCAGTCAGGGCGCACTGTGACGCCGAGACTTGGATTTGCTTTGTGCCATGTCTCCGGCGACTTCCAGTCTGCTTCGGCATCGGCGTAGTAGAGACACGGCAGGAAAGACGGGTTGTCGATGACGCGCTGACAGACCTTCTGCGCGTAGGTGAACAGATCGAACTCCAGCGACTCGCGAAGCGTTCCAGCCGTAGTGATGCTGACCATCATCGGCTGCCTTCGTGAGCCCATCGATGTCATCACTGCCTCCCACAGATCGCGCCGATTCTCCATCGCGTGAATCTCGTCCGCGATACAGGCTGACACATTCAAGCCGTGCGCGCCGGGCGCGTCGCTCGAAAGAACCTTGTAGAGCGCATGAGTCGCTGGCGCTGTCACGCGCGACTGGAAGAACTCAACGCGCTCACGCATTCGCGGCTCCTGCTCGACCATTCGACACGCACGCTGGAAGCAGAGCCGCGCTTGCTCGCGATCGCGCGCGATGCCGACGACTTCAGGCGTCGGCTCGTCATCTGCTAGCAGGTGATAGAGCGCGAGCGCGGCAGCCAGTTCTGTCTTGCCAGACTTGCGAGGCACGAGCAGATGCGCCTGTCTGTATCGACGCGAGCCGTCCGGTCGAAGCCAGCCGTACAGATTCGCCACGAAGCAACGCTGCCAGTCAAGCAACTTGAACGCGCTGCCTGTCTTCTCTCCCATCGTGTGCCTGCACATCGACTCGATGAACCGCAGCGCGTGCTGCGCCGATGCCTCTGACCAGACACAATCACCTGCCGTCGCGATTGCGTCGTAGTTCGGCAGTCGATTGAACGCGAGCGCGCCGCTAGCCGGAGACTTGAACGCTGGCGATCCGGCTGAAGATGTTGTCGGTTGCTTGCGCTTCGCCATTCATCAACCTTGCACGAGCCGAGGGAGTCATACCAAACTGCGAGAGCAAACGCTGCACCATCAAGCCGTACTCAAGGTGCATCGTCACATACGGGTTGCGTCGGAAGCCTGTCACAGTGCCCGCAGCATCGCGAATCGGGATCACCATGCCGATCTTGCTGACCTGCTCGGCTGCTCGCTTCCACTTCGCCATATAGTCAGCCAACTGCGCGAGCGCGATGGAATCGACTTCGCTGACCACGCGCATCGTGGACAGCAGATGCGTCACCGTGGCCCACTCCGTCTTGGCTTCCTCGCTCAACCAGTCAGGGACATCGGGCACAGCAAGCGGCAAGTCCATGCCCTTGCCCTTGCGGCGACGATCACCTGACAGGGCGGCAAGTGCCTGCGGCTTCGGCGGTCTGCCGTTCATGCGAAAGCCTCTCTCACGAGCAAGAGATCCACACGGTGCAAAACCCTCTCCGGGCACAGGCCGCCTGACGCAGTAGGAGGCCCGTAGGCGCGTCGGCGCTTGCGAGTGCCTGCTAGGGCAGCGTGGTGCTTGTCGCGCCCGGGAGCCAGCGCTAGTCGGCGCAGCGACCGAAAAGTGAAAGTTCTGCGCATACGCGCGTGAGAGAGCGCGCGCCGGTCTCCAACATCTGCGGACATACTTTCCAGACCCCTATCCGTGTTGTCATTTGGGCAACGCATAGTACGCAGCAAATCCCAAGTAGCGTGTGACCTCCTCGACCGCGAAGCCTTCTGCTTGCAGGCTCTGCTTCATCTCTGGGGCCGTCAGGCTCACAAGCACACCTTCAAGCGATCGTGCCTTGGCTTCGACCGATTCTGCCGAGTAACCACCAACGCGCTGCTTCCACATCGCATACTCGTGCGACATCATGGTTTGGAACGCCGCAGTCTGCCCGCGCAACTTCTCAGCGACGAGCAAGCATCCATCAGGAGCGATGGTCTTTCGGATCTCTGCGAACAGTCGTGCGCGATGCTCTAACGGTATGAACTGCGCCGTCCATAGCAGAAGAACAACGCGCGGGCTACACGAAGCGATCCGATACGGCAAGGGATAGCGCAGGTCGTGCATGTGCGTTTCGATCGCGGATCCGAACTTGCCACTCAATCTCGTCAGCATGTGTTCCTGCGAGTCCACGCCAATGAATCGGAGCGTGCGCGTCTTTGCAGCACCTTCGCTAGCCGCGACACTCATGATGCGATGTAAGGCTTGGCCGTTTGAGCATCCAAGATCAAGGATCGTTGACTGGCAGCCCGCAGGACAGTGCCGCATTGCAATCCGCCCCAGCAGATCAAGCGTCTGGTCATAGAGCGGAACAGAACGCTGCACCATGTCGTCGAAGACTATGCCGACCTTCTCATCAAACTCCCAGCGACCGTCCACCTGATGATCTCGCGAGTCAGACATGATTGCTCTCCTTCAGTTGTGCAGCGACGGAGAGAGCGATTGCCTTCATCATGAGAGGCGGTACTGCTCTGCCGATTCGCTCCTGTTGCTCATCGTATGTACCAGTGAAGACATAGTCGGCTGGAAAGCCAGCGATGCGTTTCAGCTCGTTGATCGTGAAGCCTCGTTTTTCTGTCGGGTGCACAACCTTCGCAGCACCGTGCCTCACAGCCGTGAAGGTCGGGCATGGCTCATCAAGTCGCGGGCGGACAAGAGAGAAGTATTTGTCACTTTGTGTCCCGGGCCGACCGAGCCGCTCCCACTCTCTCCCAATCGCAAACCGATCAATCGATGCGTCGGATGTATCGCCAGCTTCGCAGTCCAGTGCTTCCGCGAGCGTGTAACGATGTGGGAACGGCTTTGGATGCTGTGGCGCAACCCCGAGATCCGTTCGCAGACCAATGAAGATAGTGCGCGCTCTCCGTTGTGGCACGCCAAGCCATTGCGCATCGAGCACCCGACATGCGACTCGGTAGCCTGCTGCGCGCATTGCCGAGATGACCTCCGAAAAGACGCCGCGACTTACGCCGCGCACGAGCCCAGCGACATTCTCGACTACAAATGCGCGCGGTTGAATCGCAGCGAGCAATCGTAGGAACTCATCAAACAGATCATCAGTTCGTTGCTTGACAGATCCGCTGTATAACTTCGCCTTGCCCCATCCTTCGCTTGTCTTACCAGCGGTGCTGTAGGACGAGCACGGCGGCGATCCGTCAAGAATGTCAAGAGTTCCGGGCTGCAGGTTCATTGCGTCCATGAACTTGTCAGCCTGCAAGGTGCGTATGTCGTTCGTGTCGAGGTAGGTATCAGGATGATTTGCCCGATAGGTTTCTGCCGCAACCGGAATGAACTCGCTCGCTCCAAGTACGCGACATCCAGCCATCTTGTATCCCGTCGATGAGCCGCCGCATCCACTGAAGGTACTCACAACCTTCAAGCCGTTCCACGGAATCCGTCGAATCTCATCCATAGTCGGAATCGCGTATGTCGGTTTCATAATGCACGCGCCACCAGTTGATTGAAAATGCCAACTACAGAACGATGACTACGGTAGTTCCACTCCGATCGAAGCAGTTTCGCGATGTGCGCAGAGATGCCACTGTCTCCGAGTTGCAAGTTTGTATGAGGACGCACTTTGATGTTCTTGAACTCAGTCTGGAAGGCGTCGAGTAGCGCCTGCTTTTGCTTTGGCTTGTTCAGTTGATCCCAAGTCGTGCCGATGAACTCGGCTTTCATTTTTTCAAGCAGGAACGGCAGTTCAGCAACCTTTTGATGTTCATTAGCAAGCGCACGGTGCAAGTGCTGCTGCGCATATGTCCGAGAGCCGTAGAGTTTCATCCGAAACTCGTCGATGCGATCGCGGTAGTGAATCATGCCTTTCTTTGAAATGCAGAAGTGTCCGTCCGCACCCATGCCAGAACAAACTACTGTCTGTGCTGCTGCGTGATATGCGTAGATCATTGGCCACGAGCATTCAAAATCCGTCTTTGACTTTGCACCGAGATCTCTGAGTCGGATCATGTCCTCTTGCAATGCCTTGATTGAAGTCGGAAGGCGCACTGGAACCCAGTCGCATCGAAGTACTCTCGCAACTTGCTTTGCGGCGAGAAAGTCAGAACTCTCGCGATCATCGAGAGTGAATGTGTATGCAACGACGGTCTTACCGACCTCCTGAAGTGCAAAGCACACGGCAGCAGAATCGACGCCGCCCGAAAGCAACACCGCACATTCATGATGATTGATGGCATACGCCCACTCGAGTAGGACGCGCCTGATGTCAGGCTTCATGACGACTCAAAGTCAAAGCCGCAGCGGGGGCATTTTGTGTCGAGCGCGGCAGGTTCACTTACATCCTTGAACTCTGTCGGCGGATCCATGTTCGCAAGAAAGGCGCGGAACTCCTGTTCCGAAAATCCAGATGCAGCGATCAAGTCAGGGTCATCGATTGAGCGCAGCGTGTCGATTAGCTGCGGCCGATCCCATTCCGCAAGTTCGGCTGTTCTGTTGTCGGCGATTGCATACGCACGCGCTTCGTCGCCACGCAAGCCAGTGCGCAAAATGTCAATATGTAGCCAGCCGAGTTGCCGAGCCGCCATGACAAGTCCGTTACCAGCAATCACAACTCCGTCGCAATCGACCAACGGAAGTCGTTGCTGACCAAACCTCCGAAGACTTGCCACCAGCGCCTCAAGATTCCGTGGCGTGTGAACGCGGGCATTGCGATCGTCAAGACGCAAGTCAACTAACGAAACCCGCTCTATCGACCTGAGTTCCTCGCCGCTCGACTGCTCGCCTTGCTCGCTCGGTTGACTTGAACGCTTCAATCCAGTCGGCGTGTGGCCCGTCTTGCTCTTTTTCGTCGGCATGGTGCGCGATCTCCTCGACCGAAGCACCGTAGCAGGAGACAAGACGCGCCGCAAGGTGACTATCGTCCAGCACAATCACGACGGCCCGGCTTTGTATCGCACCGTCCCGACAGGCTTTCGCGACGCCTTCTGCAGCCGCTGTGGCGAGTTGATGCGCCGTGGCAATCGCAAGTCGCTGCGCGAGACTGAATCGCAACTCGACCAGATTGATCGTGGCAGGCAATGCACTGCGCAGACACGGGAACAGCAGACGGATCTCAACTGGGATGGCGCGAATCATGCGCGCGTTGTCTGCAGGCGTCTTGATTGCATCGTGGCATCGCTTGCAGAGCGGCATGAGATTGTCGGTCTCGTGAGTGCCGCCCTCGGCGATCGGCGTGATGTGATCCACCACCGTCGCTGGCTCGATCTTGCCTGCAGACAGACACAGCCGACACAATGGCTCGCCCGATCGCGTCTGCTGACTCAACCTTCTCCATCGTCGGTTGTTTCGTGCGTTCACGCTTGGAGGCTTCCAAGGCATCAAGTCACCTTGAGGTCGAGGCTCGCGATCTTGATGTCGACGCCGCTGCCGCTGCCGAATCTCTTGCGCGCTCGCAACTCTGCCACCTGCGCGTCGTCCTGCCATGCGCCAGCGTCGGTCAACGCGTCCATGACAGCCTTCGTCAGATTGTCGAGATCGGGCTTCTTGACTCGCCAAGTGCCTTCAGCGCGGCGAGTTGGCGCTGGAAACATGAAGTCTAACTCGACACTCAAGGCGCCTTCCATTGCGCCGACCTTTGCGATCTGCTCCGATGCAGCCTCTGCGATTAGTTCCTTCCACCCATGAACCGCGTGATCTGCAGGCAGATAGACCTTCGCGAAGCCGCCACGACAAGACACGCGATGACGCGGCTGCGCGACAGGCAGACCCCATACGGTCACGGCTAGTTGATATTGTCGATCAGGCACTGAAGTCGCTCGCGCAGATGCTCGACCCATGCGAGTCGCTTGTTGCGTGCTCTGTGATGATCGAGAACATTCAGCAGGAATCGTAGTTGCTCGTCTGTGCGCGACAACGATGAGATCCAACGCTGCGCCCGTTTTTCACAGGCGGCGCGTTTCGCTTCGCATTCGGCACAGCGCGGGTCTGCCACGCTTGCCAAGCGTACCTGAAAACAAAAAAAGGCCCACTGGCTTTCGCCAGTGAGCCTTGAATCACCATCCTCGTGCAGCGCGTAGCAACCACGCCAGATCCTCGGCGGTTCCACCCGCCCCGTGCCAGTCTCGCAAGTCTTTGTAGCCGGGTGGTGGCGTCACGATATTGCACGCCTTGCATCGCTTTCGCAGATCCGCAGCCAGCAATCTTGCTCCGTCCATGCCCGCCGGATCTCGATCTGCCACGAGAGTCACCGCCTTGCCTCGCGTCAGTGTTTCAAGATGCGTGGTGCATGACTTCGCGCCCGGTCTTGCCACTGCGTTGAATCCCCAAGACGCAGCGACAAGCGCATCCGACTCGCCCTCCGTCACGAGCACCTCCGGTTTGCTTGCGTCGAAAGTGCGCGGCTTGATGAGCCCAAGCCTCGACCCTCGCACGCATGACTTGCTGCCGTCGCGATGTCGCAACTTGATGCCGCACACCTTGCCGTGCGGATCGTGCATCGCGAACGCCCACGAGTTGCCGTAGGCACCGAGATCGACCCACACAGGGAAGTCGATCGGTCGCATCCCCAAAGTCTCGGCGAGTTGCACATAGTCGACCGTCGTGACCTTCTCGCGACATCTGTCCCATGTCTGCGTGAAGTCGACGGCTGGCGTGTCGCTCGGCTTCCACTCGATCACGCGGCCCGGGCTTGACTCCGGGCCATGCCACCACCCTGCGTCACCGATGCGCTTGCCACTCTCGACTCTCGGGCAGATGCACACGCGTCGCTCGACATCAACCAAGCACCACGACGGCGTATCGTGCTCGCGCTCACACACCCAGCACGGCTGCCTGCGTGACGCTTCGATGCCGTCGAAGACAACCTCTCCGGTTCGCTTGTCGATCAGTTGAAACGACCTCATCGCTTTGCTCCTTTCGACTTGATGATCGCTCGGACTTCCTCTGCAGTGACCACCACTGCAGGTGTCGTCCAAACGGTTGCCGTCAACACATCACGCCCAGCCGCGTCAACGGGCTGCAGCAGCCAGTCGCCGTCCTTCGTGCCCATGTATCGCGCACGAACAAAGACGAGATCGTTGACCTGCACGCGCTCATGCTCGCTTGTCAAGTTGTCGTCCCTTCTGCGCCACTTCGGCGCGTTCAATTCTGATGTGCTTGCCAAACTCCAACTGGATCGAGACTCGATTCAACTCTGCGGCGACAATGGTCAGCGTTCCGATGTGCCCGCTGCCATCACGAAACAGAATCCGTTCGCCGATGCGGCGTGTCAGAACTAGCCCATTCATCGCTGCACCTGCCTTCCTGCCTTGATGGCGTCGATCGCTTCGCTTGCAGTGCGTCGCGTGAACTCTGCGGGATCAAGCCCGTGCTTTTGCAGCGTGTACGCCTGTGCAGGCGATGGCGTTGCGATCGCAGCGTCGATGAGTTGACTTGCTTCGCGCCTCGTCAGGTTTGCCGGGATTCCAACGCGCAGTCGCCGCAGGACTGCCAGTTGCTTGTCGCTTGCAGGAATGCCGTTCGTCTGCATCTCGCGATTCGGAGCGAGATCAATCAACGCGAATGGGTTGATCTCCTGCGACCGATAGCCAGCCTTGACCACAAGACCTTGTCGCGTTTGCGCTTCGCGCTCCTTGACAGCCTGCACCTCTGCGCGCGTAAGCAACGCAAGCGCATCGACATCTTGCCCGTGCGCCTGCTCATTCATCTGCCGCCGAGCAATGTCGCCAGCGATCTCGTCGGGATCCTTGCCAGCCAACGCATCGGCAACATGAACAAGACGGTGCCGACCTGCGTTGCCGCAGAAGTCAAGCACGGTGAGACTCGCCTTTGCACTCGAAGCGATTGCCGATCTCCGATCGTCTGCTGTCGCGATGCCATCAACCGTGCGCGGCAGGGGCCGCGTGCCACGACCGATCATCTGACAGTAGAGCGAGCGACTCTTGGTCGGTCGCATCATCGCAATTACCTGAACGCCTCGACCGTCCAGCGCCGCGTCATCCCAACCCTCGGTCGCGATGCCGACATTCACCAGCCACTGATAGCGCCCCTCTGCAAAGCCCGCGAACAGTTGCCGACGCTCGTCTGCAGGCGTGCTCGCGTAGACAAAGACCGCACTGCCAGCCTTGTGTCGATTGACGATCTCGCAGATGCGCTCGGCGTGCGCGACGCTCGCCGCAAAGATGATGCCGCGTCGATCGCCGGCGATCTCCAGCGTTGGATAGACCATGCCGTGCAGCGTTTCCTCGTACTGCATCACACCATCGAGATCTGCGCCGTTCAGATCGCCTGCGGTTGTTCTGCACGCGCTGAAGTCCAGCGATGTCACACTGACCAGTCGCTGCATGATCGGCACAAGCCAGCCGCCCATGATGCCCTCGCGAATGCCGAACTCATACGCGACCGAATCGAAGATGCTTCCGAGTGCTGCCTCGTCTGCGCGATCCGGCGTCGCTGTGACTCCAAGCACGCGACAACCGCCGCGCGCGAAGTGATCCAGCACTTTGCGATAGGACGCGCCGACGGCGTGGTGCGCCTCGTCAATGATGACGATGCCGAACTGCTCGGGCTTGAACTTGTGCATCCGCTGCGTGATGCCGCGTCCCGCGACCTGCGTCTGCACGCTCGACACGATGACTGGCGAGCGGTTGTAGAAGTCTTCGCGCGCTCTCATGTCTCCCATCTCGATCTCGACATCGCAGGCGACCACGCGGCGAATCTTGTCTGCCGCCTGATGAATCAACTCCTGCCGATGCGCCAGCACAAGCGCGCGCCGACCTGTGCCCTGCGTCATGTACCGCCGCACGATCTCCGCAAAGACAATCGTCTTGCCGAGACCTGTCGCCATCACCAGCAGCGTCGACCCGCCGCCGCGCATCGCTGTCATCGCCGCGCTCACTGCCTGTTCCTGATAGTCACGCAGTTCCATGTTTGCTCCTTGCATATGAAAGCGGGCGCGCCAACGCGGCGCGCCCGAAGTTCGTGCGAGCACTCGCTCGCGTGTTCTCGTGTTGTCACATCACCGACCGCGCATCGCTGCGGGAATCAGTTGCCACTGTTTCTTGCTAACCCATCCGAGCATTCTGCAGGTCTCGCATCCTGCGCCGTTGCAGACCGGGCACACCTTGTGCGGTCGCGCGTGCTGTAGTGCACCAGAGGCGTTCGTCAGATCCGACAGCACGGACTGCGCGTTGATGTACGCGCCATGATCCTGCTCGACCAGCTCGGCGATCATGTCATGCACGCGAGCGAGTTCCTGCAGCACAGTTCCAATGCGAGCCTCTGCCTCTGCCATTCGCTGCTCATGACGCGCCCGCCCATTGGGATGTGTTGCGCGCTCGTACTCAACCACAGCAGGCGCAGGCTGCTGTGCGTTCGCATGATCGACCTCTTGCAGCGCAGCAAAGTAGCCAGCGACCATGCTTGCGCTTACGCCGCACTGGCACGCGATCTGTTCATAGGTGGCATCGGGTCGCGCAGCGATTGCGAGAGTGACAGCACGCGCCTTGTCGGCGTTCGTTCGTCGCAAGCCGTGCACGATGTTCATGGACGCAGCCGCCCACATAGCGTCTGCGTTTGTGCTGCCAGTCATCACCTCGGCAGCGATCGTGTCACGCTCCAAGAGTCTTGCAGCCTGAACGCGATGCCATCCATCGATGACAGAGAATGCCTTCGATGCGCCGTCGATCGCCATCACTGCGATCGGCGGGAACTTTGCGCCGTTCTTCATCGCATCCGCGTACTCCTGTACGGTTGCTTCTTTGATCGCTGTTCGCGCTTGCATTGCCGCTGCTAGTTCGATGTCTTCCAGTCTGATCTTTCGCATGATGTGAGTCCCTTCATTCGCAAGAGCGGAGAGAGTGCGACCCAACGCAGGTCGCCTCGCCTTCGCTGTGAGCGTCGGTCGTGCCACGCATCTCGCCATTTCGCTGCTCGTGTCGGCAGCCACCGCCTGCGTGGTTGGAGTGCGCGGCAAGTATGCCACGGGACAAGGTAGGTCGCGAGTCCTTGTCTCTTGCCGTGCAAACTGCCACGGCCACGATCGACTGAATCAGAGCGCTGTCGGTGCGCTGCTCGTTCACCCGCAGGTGTCGCTGCCTCCGAGCGTGGCAGATGAGTTGCGCGAATCGTAACGACTGCCAAACGATACTTTTTGAAACACTCGCGACCCCGTTCCCGGAGTCGCGAGCGAAAGGCTACTTATGCAAAGTGCGGAAGTCTTGTCGGACAGTTAGGTTTGTGCTGGCTCCTTCTCTACTGCGACCTGCGGAGCAAGCGAATCGAGCCACTTCATGATGCGCGGTCGAAGTGCTTCCGGCCACTGGTGCGCCTCACTGCCGACATCGTGCCCTGCCTTTCTCATCGCTGCAGCAAGAGCCTCGATCGTCGTCCCTGCGCGCTTGCATCGTGCGGTGATATCGACCGCGCTCTGCAAGCCGAGTCGCTCGACCTTCGTCGGTGGCTTCGCAACTACCTTGCGATCGTCGCGCGCGTCCATCTCCGGTGCGCGCACAGTTTGCTGCGCGTCATCCTCCTTCGGAACAAGTAGCAGGTCTCGGAGGAAGTAGCCAAGGCTTGAGGTCAACGCCGTCGCGACCGCCTTGTCTTCGCCCTTGCCGTTCGTTGACACGATCGGAAACGGAACGAGCGCACCGACGACCTGCGAGCCGCCCGGATACGCCAGCGTGAAGTCAGACACGACGAACGATCCAGCCTCGGTGTGCTGCAGTGTCCACGACCTAAACAGTGCAAGCCCTGCCGCAAGCAACGCCTCGCGACACGCGCCGATCATGTCTTCGGCACTCGTGTACGCGTAGCGTTGATTGCCGAAGGCCACGCGACTGTCCTTGGTGACATTCCTCATCGCCATCTGCGCTGCTACGAGCCGCGCCTCCCACCCCAACTCCGCGCGAGCCGCCGCCTTGTCGGAGTCGGCTGCAGTCATCATCGCCTGTGCGATCTTGTCCTTGCTGCTTGTCATGTTATGCGTCCTTTCGCTTGCGGATGTCAATGCGCTTGTACCCAGCGGGCACGATGTAGCGTGAGGCAAGTTCCGCGTGCTCTGCCTCAAATGCCTTTCGATCAAAACGATCCGTGCTCACCTCTGTCACGGCGACCGAGTACGGCCCGGTCTCTCCGCGTCGCGCGTTGCCGAGAGCCTGCACGAGCGACGCCTTCGCCTGCTCGTACTGCCGCTCTGCGTCCACCAGTTTCAACTTCGCTGCTTCCTCGATCTGAAACTTCTCCAAGTGCCCGCTCATGTCCTTCACCTCGTCAGTGCGATGAAGCGACTTGAGCGTGTCGAGGCTGCCAGTGTCTTCGGGCGGTTCATCCTTCACAATGTGTCGCTCCCACCACGCGTTCACATTGTCGAGGATGTATTCGGCCAAGTCCGCGTCCCACTCGACCCGATACAACTTGAACGCGAGACCGAACGATCCCGATAGGCAAGCCACATGAGCGAGATGGCTGCTGCTGCACGCCATTTGATAGGTGACTTGGCACATTACAGAGGCGGGCACTTCATTCGTGCCCTCCTTGCCCCATCCGTCTGTCACGCCTGTGGTCTTGACCTCAACGATGTCAGACCCGCGCCGCGCCTCGCCAACCATGCCGTCGATGTTCGCGCGGTAGATGGGCTTGTGCCCGACGAATGTGGTGCTCGGTCGCACCACACGCAGGCCCAGTCGCTCGCCTGCTAACTGCAGCAGCGTCGGCTCCAGCACCTGCCCAAGTCGCATGGCGTCATTGGTTTCGATCGCTGGAGCGCGACCCGTCTTGACTGCCCACAGATCAAACGGCGACTGCCACCGATTCATCCGAAGGATGGTCGCGACCTCGCTGCTGCCGATGCCCTTCGCGCGCTCGTCGCGCTGCTTGTCAGTAATCATTGCTCGCTTTCCTTTCCGGCCTGCTTGGCCTTCCGTGGTCTACCATTCTTCTTCGGTCGCAGATCAGACACTTGCTGTTCTGTCCACAGCCTGCGACCAGCAATAACTGTGGGCGTGATATTCCGTGCCTTCGCAAGTTGCGATACACGGGAAAACGACACCTCAAGGATGTCGGCGACAAGTCGCGTCGGTAACAGTTTCGGCATCACTTGCGACCTCCGACTTCTCGCAGAACTGCGCCGATCTGTCGTGCCTCATGACGCCACCATGCGCGCGTCCGCGCGCCTGCGTCGCCGCGAAAGAACCAAGACGCGCCGCCGTCGTGCGACTCGGACGCCGTGAACCCGCGCCCGTATGGGTCGCCATTGTGTTGCAGTTCGATGATGACAGCCACGGCGAGCCGTGGCTCTGTGAATGTGTGCGTGTGTGCCATTGTGTGTTGTTTCCTTGAGTGGTAGCCTTGAAAGTCGAGTCCTTTGCTCGCAGGGGCGGCGACTGTTGTCGGCAGTCGCCGCCCCACCCTTGCACGATCAGTCAGTTCGCAGACTCGTCAAGCACGGGTTCGCCCGCACTGACACCGACCAAACCATCCAGCAGACCGATCAGGCGCGAGTTGCGCTTCGGTGCTGCGATGGGGCTTGGACTGCGCTTCTCGACCTCGGTGACGCAGTTGAGCAGACGCCACGCAGTCGCATCAACGAATGCGTGGTCGCCCTTCTCGTGCGCCGCCTCTGCAAGACCGCCCGGGCCATCCGTGCGTCGCCACTCGTGCAGCACATGAGGCAGCATCTGCGGCGTGATCGCTCGGCGATCCATCGCGCGCACGAGCAAATCATGCACCTGCGGCTCGCTGTCGATCTTGCAACTGCGGTACGCGTCGATTCGCATCTGCTCAATCGCCATGCCCTGCACCATCGAACCGAACGCACCTGCGACGAGCCCGGGCATATCGCGCTCGATGAATCGCGTGTGCTTGCGGCTGAAGCGGAACACCGACTGGCCGCTTCCGCTGAAGGCGAGGTTGTCGCAGACGAACACGCGCGTGCCGAGAATCGCTTCGGCCGCAAATGACTTGTCGTGCGCGTTGCGAATACCGAGTACCCACTGGTAGGTGCTGTCAGTGCCGTAGATCGAATCCGCAGACCCGTGCGAGCGCGCGATCGCGAGCAGCCCGAAGTATCGCAGTCCGTCGCCAAGCATCGCGTGCGCCTCCTCTGTCACCTTCCATCCGAGATCATCCAGCGTAGTCTGAACATGAGTCAGCACGCTGCGATGTGCGATCGGGAAGTGCGTGTCCGTCGCGTCAGGCGTTGCAGCAGCGAAGACTTCCTCGCGGCTGACTGCGTGCGCTCCTGCGTGCATGACCAAAGATGAGTTTCCGATGGCGACCATGGTCGCCTCCTTCTGCGGCTGTGCCGCGTTTGAGAGAGTGATCCTGTCAACGCGACAGGCCAGCCAGCCGTCACGGGACGGCTGGCGTGGCGCGTAGCGTCATGGGGTCAACATGACTACAACGGCGGCAGGAGCGTGCGCGTTTCGCCGCGCACGATGACCACGCTGCGGCTCAACTCTCGCCGCATGATCTCGACAATCTCACCGAGCCGACCCGTGCGCGATGCGCCCGGTCTGTCGATGTGTTCATACAGAACCAGTGCGTTGCCGTCCTTGCCAAACGATGGCACGACGCGCGTCTTCGCAGGCCAGCACTCCTCGGGGAAGATTCCTGCTGCCCACGCGCACACAAAGTCCCTGCAGCCCGACCATCGCTGGTCGTACTGCCCGCAACTGCGATCCTTCTTGCTGCCCACGAGATGCTCGCAGTCTCTGTCGCACGGCTTCCATGTGCCGTCGCTGCGCTCGACCTTCATCGTCACGCAGCACTCGGCGCAGCCGTTGCAAGATCGCTTCGCCTGCAGTATGGTCAGCGGCAGGCTCATGGCTGGCTCCGTCGCGGCAGGAACTCGTCGCGCTTGGCAAATGACACACAAGACTCGCGTCGCTCGCCCTTGTGCATGGCGAGCGATATGAACTCGCAGACTTCAGGCGACGGCGGCAGATCGTGAATGCTCTCGCGAATGATCTTCGTGACAAGCACCATGAGCAGTTCGTGGTCAGTCAGATGATCGGTCTCCACGAGAAACACGCCGAGATCCGCGAGACCCTCGATGATCTCGATCAAGCGCAGGCGCATCTGCCGTCCGGTCAGTCCGTTGATGCTGTGCTCCACGAGATCGAGTGACTGCGCGTGCCAGCATGACACGCCGATCTCGGTCAACTGCGCGGCGTTCGTTGTCAGCGGCGCGATCTCGAAGTCATAGAGCATCGCGCACTGCACGAGATCCGCATCCGGCATCCGTGCCCTGATCGCGAGGATGCCAGCGTTGCGCTTGCCTTGCGCCTCCAGTCGGAGACCCGTACGGCGTGCGCGACCAAACCCATACGCGTTGAAAGTGTCGGCGAGTTTCATAGTGAGTCCTTCTGCGGCTGTGCCGCTGTTGAGTCCTGCCGACGCGGCAGGCCAGCCCGCCGTCAGATGACGGCGGGCGTGGCGCGTAGCGTCATGCATCGCTTTCCGGGTAGCGCTGATCGAGCCACTCCTGCGCGTGGTGGTTGAGCGAGCCGAGCAGAATCATCGGCGGCTCCCACCCTAACGCAGTCGCGACCTCGTGCGGCTCCAACAGATGTCCGCGCTCCTCGATCATCGCAAGGATGCGCTCGCATTCGCGCCCGAGCCGAAGGCGTCGCAGCGCCGTCGCCGCGTATTGATCGTTCGCCTTCAGATCCTTGTTCGCCTTCGATCGCAGACAGTGAGAGATGTGGCGCAGGTGCGCCTTTCCGAAACACATCAAGACCTCCTTCCGAGCGAGAAGCCGCACGGTGCATGAGTTTCAATCAGCAAGACAGCCTGCCGCAACTTGCGGATGGCAGTGGACTCGTGCGCGGCGACAGTCTTGGGATTCATACCAAGCATCGTCGCGACTTCAGCGATCGAGCGCACGGGCTGAAGATGCCCGTGCCACCAAGTGGGACACGCTGCCGCACTCGGTCGCGTTGCCTGCGGGAATCGTGCCCGCCCACCTGTTGCAAAGTTGGCGCGCATTAGGCCACCTCGCTCTTGCTAGTGGTCGCGTTCGTGCGAGCCAGCATCTCGTCTGCAATCACCTTG